TGAGTTTGCACCGTATTTACATTTGGTTGATTAGGGTCAGGAGGTAATACGTCTTGAAATAGTTTTGTAAAATCTACCATTTATGTCACCTTTACTTTTAATATTTGTGCTGGAGTTGGTTTATCTGCGTTTCTAGTAATACCACCCTTCATCATGCCTGCACGTTGCATATTCATGTAGTCTTTGTATTGCTTGTCTTTTTCTAATTTATTCATATACAATAAACCACCAGTTGCTACATCACCAGCATCAATGTTGCTGACCATGTCAGAACCTTTTGCATATGCCTTATCTAACAAAGACATTGGTTGTTCTGCACCGCCACCAGTGTATATATCAGAAGTTCCTGCTTGTGCAGTATAGTCTGGATACTGTGTGTTATTAATTTGTGCTATATCATAAGCACCTAAATCAGCAGTAGGTGTTTGTGGTTGCATATATGCTGGGTTTTCTTGAAACGGATACATAGATCTTGCTGTAACGTTTGGATTTACTGGAGGTGCTGTAAGATTATTACCTGCTAAGTTACTTTGCATCATGCTTGTATTTCCCATATACCCTGATGGATTTATTGCTGTAGTTGCTGTTCCAGCAGAGTCAGTTAGTAGTGGTGATACAAATTCAGCATTCTGAACACCTTGATTAGCAATTTCACCACCAACCTTAAATGAGTCAAATGCTTTACCAAAAATATTGCCAGTAGCAGTAGATATACCAGCATCTTTAGTTGCCGTTAATGGATCTTTACCCTGTAATAGATTAATACCTAAGTTTGCAAAAAATTGTTCAAACATTATTTACCACCTCCTGAAGACTCAGTTGTAGATACCTGACCCATAGGCGCACCATACGCTGAAGATAGGTATGTTTGTAGTTTACTGTAAGGTAGGTTTTGCTCGAACTCGTATCTTCCAATATCTGACTCTAGTGCTTTTTGCTGATATGATTCAGTTGCTTGACCTACGTCCATTAATGCTTGAATGTCTTGATAGTCTGCTCTAGCAAGTGCAGGAGCATCTCGTAATGCTTGCTCTTGGATTGCACGCTCATTAGCGTAGTTTTGATATGCTAACTCACCAGCACGTGATGTTAATTCTTTAGCAAGATTTGTAGATGCACGAGATTGTAAATCACTCATTGCACCAGAACCATAACGACCTGCTTGTGATGCTTGAGACTGTACGCCTTGTAATGCATCATAGAATTGTTGTGTAGCAACACCTGCTGTGCCTGCTAATGCTTGCGCTAAGTATGGGTTCATCCCTAAATTAGCACCAGAAATAGTATTACCTAATTGTTGTTGCGCTGATGGAACTAATGGATTTCCTGCTAATGCTCTGTTTTGCATTGATTGCAATGCAGATTGTGTTTGTGCTGATGGAGATACATAAGTTTGATATGGATAATATTGTGGAGTATCTGATTGGTAAAGTCGTTTACTTTCTTCTAGACCATACTCAACAAACGGACGGACAGTAGGATCGAGTTGGTTTTGCGTAGTTGTAGACGAACCCCCACCTCCACCACCTTTAAATAATTGTCTACCCATTTTGCCATTGTCGATGGATTGGTTACCGTCTAACTCTGGAAAGTAATCGTGAATCATAATTTATACTCCATTAATGTATACTTCTTTTTCATATTCCATTTAATATTCCACAATCTAACAATTGATTCTTTAGATGTAGATCCTTGAATTTTAGTGCCACCATTTTGTCTAACCCACTCGACAAACTGTTCCCAGCACCTGTGATTTGTTTTACCACCGATATAAGTGATATAAGCAACTCGGTCATTAGGGTAATTAACCCATTGAACTGTAAATGCACAATGACAAACTTTATCATCGTCCATAACTAACAATAAAACTGAATTGCCTTGTGATACAAATTGACGTAATTGATCAATTGTAAATTCACCGTTTCCAGTGTCTATTGCTTTTTGTAAATAATCTTCTGCTAAATGCCAAAACTGCTGGACATAATTAGTAGGAACTATGAATAAATTATGATTCATTATCCTATAATTATATACCCATACGTATTGTTTGATGAGTTGTTAGCAAAGTGTGATACTGTTGCCTGTCCTTTTTGCTGTGCTGATACATATACATTATCCATACTAAACGGTGCAATGTATGTAATGTTAATTTGTGCAGATGGTATTGCAGGTCTTGTGTAAGGTGTTGTCGTTGTAGCAGTAAAATGTTCTAAAGAGACATCGGTAGAAGATGTTGCTCCTGCTATTTCAATATAATCACCTGCATTTAAATCTAACACATGACTTGCAGTTCCAGTTAAGTGAGATGGGTCACCAGTAGACTTTCTTGCTGGTAAACCAAACCTTTTTCCAGAATCAGCAATATCACTGCCATTGACTCTAAACCATACATCTGCATATTCTGCATCGTTATTAGCGTTTGCTAGTTGTAGAGAAAATAATACTTTATATATGCCATCGTTTCTAACATATATTCTTGATGTATTGACTGCATCTAAATATACACCATTTAGTTCATGCTCTGTAGTCCATTCAACCACTGCCGTATTACCTGAACTTGGTGCTAACTGGTCTGTGTTTTTACTAAACTCACCATAAGGTGCTGTAGAAGTTTCTGCTGTATCGCTAAATGGAACTAATATTATTTTAGAATCAGTAGAGATTCGTTCATTATAGATAGTCGTTGATGTTGCCCAGCTTGTATCTAAATCAAATGTACCAGTATTGTTTGTTTTACCATTTAATATCTGGTTAGTTACTTCAGCAATTTCACGAGTATCTGCATACTGTGGTTGCAGTCTACGAAACTGGTTTGCCATTATCGGTTACCTTGTGGTTTAAAGTCTACATCGATAGAAGTTGCATTTGTCCAGTTACCAGTAGGACTAATAGAGAAACGATGATAACGACCTGCACTACGAACACTTGAACGACCTTCTTGAGATGTAGTCACAGCAGTGCCAAACTGAATGTTATCATTTAGCTCTCTTCTGGATGCAACTGCAACATCTGCTGTACCATTATCTATTTGTGGTCTTACTAATGTTGCTACAGAGTTATATCCTACTTCTATATCAGGAGTAATTAATTCTGAATTGTAAGCAGAACCAGTAAAAGTTGTAATCTTTGCATCTTTAAATCCTGCAAATAAGAATTTACCACCTACCCAAAGTCGGTCATCAAGTGAAGCTGGAATAGACTCTAGAGTTGTATAACCTAAACTAAATTCTAAAGATTCTAATGTTTCACCTGTGGTTGTAATAGAACCAACTCCTGTAGAATCAGTATTTGCTCTTGACCATTTATTAAGTTGCCAATTATAGATAAGAATACTACGACCACCATCAACATTGCCGTAATTCCATACTACTAATTTTTTAATAGGATCTACAGATGCTGAAATTGTGTCTAAATCTGTTAAGTCAGCATCGTTAAAAAAATATCTATCTACTTTCTCTGTACCAATCCCTGTAACTGTTTGACCATCACATTTGTAAAAACCATCAGCAGATAAGAAAAATGTTGTTGCTCCATATTGTGCAATACTATTACCTTCTAAACAACCTAGTCCTCTTGAGATGGTATCGAACTGGAAGAATAAAGGTGAACCAGCATATGACATACGGACAATAGAACGCTCTAAAAAGATAAGTCCTATCTCACCACCTGTAATACCAGTAATATCACCACCATCAGGTATTATCTGATAATCTGATTGTGATGTAGTGCCTGATACCCAGTTAGTTTCATCTGAAATATCTGACCATTGAACTTTGTTGGTATTTGTACCTGCATCTAAATTAGCAGTTACTACAAAATCTCTAACAACAGTCACATATTTCGCAGTTGGTGCATTAGCATTTAAATCGGCAAACGCTGATGATGCACCAATCGTCCATGCTTGTAATTTATCTTGATTGTTAGCACAAATTACAACTTTGCCAAACTGAACAAAATTCCATGTATTTCCACTATATCCACCTACTTTAGATACATCATCTAAAGATAAATCTGTCGCATCTAGTTTAAACAGTTTAGTTCCACCACCTGCAAAGATAGCTACCTCATCACCATATTTAGAACCAAATACAGAGTTTAGGTTTTCACTAGCATTACCTGAAAAATCTACTGAATTAGCAAATGGTGCATAACCTACACTTGTGGGATAAACATTTTTAGCATCTCGTAATGATGTTATAGATGGTTGGTCAGGTAACCATTCTTCAAATTGTATTCTGGTTGCCATGTATGTTCCTTAAAATGGTAATGCTTTTTTTACTGGTTCAGGTCTTTCTTCTAAACTTAATTCGTAATCAACAAGTTTTTTCAATGCCACCATATCTGTACTAGCTTCAATCCAGTCAATAATTTGTTGTTTAGTAATGGAGTTATATGGTGTAAAGTTAGCAGGATCTACTTCCCAGAATGGTTTTCTTCTAACTACTTTTGCAGTAACACCATTACCATTATTAGCAATGTATTCAAAATCAACATTACAGATAATATCTGTCATACCATTGAAACTTGGTGTAACTTCTATATTTAATATATTGTATGTGTATGTATTTGCCATTCTTTTCCCTTATGCTTTCATAATAAATGCAAGTGCGTAGTATGGAGGTAAGTTTGCATTTGTTCCACTACTACCTGTTGAGTTTAGTGACATTGTGTGACTGTGTGAACCACCACCATTTGTTGTTTTAGTATCTTCACGACCAGATGTTGTTCCTCCTGCATATGGGAATACAGTTCTTTGTAACTCGATAGATTCATCAAACCAGTCCCATCTAGTATTCATTGTGTGTGTGTGATTACCAACAGATGATGTTGAACCAGAGTGGGTGTGCGATACAACAATAGCATCTTTGCTACCACCTGTTCCGTCTACAGAGTATGTGCTACCTGCACCAATTACCATTCTATCTGTTAAGTTAGGTGTGCCATTTGTGCCATCACATAAATACCAACCTGCTGGGATAGATGCAACAGAACCTGACCACATAATAATACCGCCACTTGGAAAACCACTTCCCCATGTTGGTGTGTTACCAGAACCTGTTGATACAATCACCTGCCCAGATGTACCTGCACTCCCATCTAATGTTAATGCACCAGTAACAGCTAGTGTTCCAGACGATGTTAATGTGCCTGCGTTTGTAAATGTATCACCACTTGTGCCTGATTGAAAGTCTTTAAGATGCGCCATAATTTCTCGCAAAGCATTGTTGATCCCACTTGGGGGACATGATTCCGAAATATTAACACCATCTACATCGGTATTATTGCTTGCATTTGAGTCGTATTCTGATATTTTGGTTTTTGCCATGTTTTATCCTTGTCGTAACCATGTGTTTGATTCAGGTGTATCTTCCACCCATACTTCGTTTCCAGTAGTAGAGTCAGTCCATACTTCTGATCCAACTGCACTATCTGACCATTCTTCACCAAGTAAGTAACCTGATGCTGTTATTACTCCATTTGCATCTATAGTTGCTTCACCATAGTATTGTGCTACTGCTAAACATTCTAATACAGCAGGCACATTGATTGTTCCTTTTGCACCAACAACTAATCCACCTAGACATGATGCTGTTGCATCGCCATCTATACTTGCTGTTGCTCTTGCTTCACTGAATCCATCTGCTGTGACACTCACATTAGAAAGGATAGAACCACTTGCTACTGCGAGAGAGAATCCTTCTGCATCAAATAATGCGTAACCTGCAATAGCCCCACTATTAGTTCTTATTCGTAAGTAGGTAATAGATGCACTTGCTGTGCCATTTACTGCACCAGATGTTGTTCTTAATCTTGTAGCATCTATGGTTGCAGAACCTACTGCATTAACTGCACCAACACCATTGAGTATTAGTATTGCATCAGATGTGATAGTCGCAGTAGATGATATATCACCACTAGATGTGCGTAATCTTACAGCAGTAGAGATAACTGTAGCATCAGCAGTAACACTTGCTTGTCCTAATAGGACTGCACCTGCTAGAGAACTAAAAGGTGCTTGAGAAAATGCACTTATGCCGAACATTAATTACCCTCTAGTGTTGCAACTCTTGCTTCTAATGCCTCTATCTTTGCTGACAGCTCTTGAATACACTTAATTGCCATAGGCAAAAATACATCTTTTTTAAGCATTTTATGAGTAATTTCAGAACCATCTTCTAAAGATGCTGTTACTGTATCAACCATAGTAGGAAATATTGTTTCAACTTGTTGAGCTGAAAACCCTATTTCTTTATTTGCATCTTCTTTATCTGTTTTCCAATTATATTTAATAATATTAATTTGATTAATATCCGATAAATAATCTCTAGCTAGTTCTATATTCTTTTTATAATTTTCATCAGATATAGCACCAGCAGTTCCATTTGCATAAATAGCGTATTTTGCAGTTCCTACTCCACCTACATCTGAAACAAAACCGTGAATATAATTACCTGTGCTGGTTGTAGTTCTCCAAGTAGTAATAAAGTGATTTGTTGGACTTTTGAAAGTATGTCCACTTCCGCCATCATAACCACTTGTAGTACCCACCAACAAATTACCACTAGAGTCTATACGCATGCGTTCTGAACCGTTAGTGCCAAATAACAAATCAGCATTGGCATTATTTAATACAAAACCAACATTATCAGAACCACTAGACCAACCTTGCCCTATTTGCAAATCACTAGAAGTTTGTGCATTATTGTACCAACGAGTATAAGCACCAGCACCAGAAGAACCAGTAACATAAGACTGACCACCAAAAACATGGAGTGTTGCACTAGGACTGCTAGTACCAACACCTACTCTGTTATTAGTAACATCTACATACAATGTATCTGTGTCAAATACAACATCACCTGTAGAAGAAACAGTACCAGATACACTTAAATTGTATGCAGTAGTAATATTCCCACTACCATCTACTGTTAATATCGTGCTACCATCTTGCTCTATTGTTGAACCAGATGCTGTGGGTTTTATACTAATGGTCATTACTGAACTCCGTCTAATTGTTCCTGTGTAGGTTTAGCTAATGTTGAGTGATTCCATTCTTTGATGTAGTCACCTCTGCCATCGCTGTCATTCTGAAGCATGATTGTACCTGTATCAGGTGCAAAGTCTGCATCTGTTAGTTCTGTATAAAGTGTTGTTATCTTTTCGTATAGTGGTGCCATTGTTTTTCTCCTTGTTAAATTATGATGCTCTTACTAATGTTGCGTTAAATGTCATTAAGTTAGCATCATTTGCTCCTACTTGAACTGTTGTTCCACCTTGACATCTAATATATATTTCAAAGTAATCTGTTGTGCCATTAGCATACAAAATACAAGAACCATTAAGTGTTGTTTGTCCAGCAGTAATAGTTCTATCAAACTCTGTATTAGCTGAACCATTCTTCATAATATATATCCTCATCCAACTTCCACCAAAATTAGCTACATATACATTAGTGTTAAATTGATAATACCCAGCTACTGTCGGAGTAAATCTATAATTAGTGGCATTATCATAATTAGAATTAGTATCAAAGTTTTCATGGTCAAATACTACTTTAGTATCTGTACTTGCACTTACAGATTGTGTGCCATTATTATAAGCACTAAATGCTGGTGCATTAGTTGCTACATAACCACTACTATTAAACCTACCTACCTCTGTAGGACTATCTGCATTACCTACACCAATCCTTAATGTACCATCAGGTACTGCTGGTTGATAGATGGTAAAGTTATTGCTAGAGGTAGCATCTGTTCCGACTTGTAGTTTCTTTGATTTTACTGTACTCATTCTGAACCTTTAGGATATTTGTTTTTAACTGCTTGTATTTTATCTGCCATTTCTTGTGGGAATACACCTGCATGAAATAGTGCATCGAGTTGGTCACCAATCGGTGGATATTCTGCAACTCGTTTGTCTATATATGCTACTTTATCCATTTCAACGATAACTGCGTTTTCATCATATACAACTTCGTTGCCATCTGCATCGTATGCTACATCACCACGAATAACTTTAACTTGTGGGTATAGTTTATATATTGCTTCATGTTTATTCATTATCCAGCTATCTCCATAAGTGTCAGCATTATTCTTACTGTTGCTTCGTTAAAATACCCAGTTCCAACATTAACTTTATAATATGGTTCATAAGTAATAGAAGATGTTGTTGAAGGTGAGTCTAAATAACAAGCACTCCAACTTGATTTAAAGGAGTTTGTTCCACTTGTGTTTTGAATTATAGCATGAGGACCAGATTCTACTGCTGAACCATTTTTGTAAAAAGTAACTAAAACATTTCTTGAATCTGTATTATTCCAAGCATTTCCACCATTTAACATTATTAATATTTTACTTGATGTAGAACTTGGTGTGATAGATGCTTGAAGTCCAGAAGCTACATTGGATGTGCTAGTTGTGCTTTGTGTAGTTGCAATTTGTGATTGAACTACTTGTAATACATTACCAGCACCTACATTGTTAGCAGTAATAGCACCACCAAATGTACTTGTATCATTTCCTTTTATCTGTGTTGTCATACTACACTCCATGTAGAACCATCACCGATGGTAATAACAATACCATCTGCTACAGTGACAGGACCAGCAGTCATAGCATTGCGATTGTCTGCTAGTGTGTAGTCAGTATCTAGTGTGATGCTGTTTTCTACAAAACCTATGCCATTAATTGTTACGCTCATTCTGCCTCCTCTGGTGTGTTACCTTCTGCTAACCATTCTAGGTATTCTTGGTAGTCTGTATTTGCTTCGTCAAATGGTATGGTTGCACCATCTGATATTCTTCTAATTATTCCTTGAACAATATTACCTTCTTCATTGTTTATATATTGATACATAATTATAACTCCGCATCTGCTGTGTAATGAAATTGTAAAAATGCAGCTGAATCGGTTGTCAGAAGTGCTGCTCTTAAAATTGTTGAACTTCCTTTTAAAGTGCAAGTTCTTTCCACTGTAGAAGCGTCAACACTTGTTGAACCTTGAACTCCCTTGCCACTTGTTCCAGCTTTACTATATGCAGTCAATGTTGGCAATGCTCTCATTTGAACTGGATAATGTATATTAATTGAATGCTCACCCCTAGTTGATGTATCATAATTTCTACCAGCAATAGTTCCGTCCCATGTGTTTGTGCCTACTGGGTTATTACCGTAACTTGTAGAGAAATACCTCTGACATCTTGCTAATTCCATATCGTATGGTCTGTGTTCAAATGGTGTAGCTGTATCACCTACTTCCAATTGGACACCTGTGATGTTAATGTAGTTAGAGGTGGAGTCTGCTAGGTTGACTGCATGACCAACAGCACGATTAGCATCTGCTCTTCCTGTCCATGTTGTTGGAGAAGTTCCAGATGTATAATTTGTTCCAGCTACTAACCACCAGTTTGCTTCTAATGATTTTGCATTGTCATTACCAAATGCACCAGATGTATCTCCAGAAAATGTTGTGGTTTTCTTTTCCCAAGTATTAGCAGAATTTATAGTGTAAGTATTTGCTATATGTCTATCATTATCTCTATCCCATAATTCAAATACATAAGTGCCAGTTTTGTTAGACTTCACCCAAAAAGATACAGTTACAGATTCAGCATTTGCTGTACCTTTTTTAAGGTGTTGTAACATTTGACCTTCAAATCTATGGCATAAATTAAGATTACTACCAGCACTTAAACTAGCATTTGCTGTAGTACAGCTATATTTTAAACTGTTACCAAATCCTTGACCGCTAGGTACATCAGAGTCTTGTGATTGTGTCCAAGTTCCACCTGTTCCAGTATTTGTTTGCCATCTATCAACAGTATAATATCCGCCTGAAGTTATTCCACTAGCACTTGTTTCCCTCTGTGCTATCCTCATGTCACCATTGATGATAAGATTGCGTACACCTAAAGCATTTTGTGTTGCTAGTGTGCTAGATGTAGTAGGTAGTTCTAGTGTAGTTGTTCCTGCAACGGCAGGTGCTGATATGGTAACTTCACCTGATGTATCGCCTTTAAGTTTTATAGATGCCATTATTCTGCTTCCTCTGGGGTATTTCCTTCAGATAACCATTCTAGGTATTCTTGGTAGTCTGTGTTAGCTGGGTCAAATGGTATTGATGTATTATCGTCAATCCTAACTAACGCTTCAACCTCATGGTTTCTTACAAATTTATACTTTGCCATGTTATAACTCCGCAGTAAATATTAATCTAGCTGTTGAATCAGCACTTGCTCTTAATGTTCCAGCTCGACCAGCGGTTGCACCACTCACATTTAATCCAATTTTTGCAACTTGATTAGTGGATTCTGAAGGACCAATATTCAAACTAGATGCTGATAAACCGCTTGTAGAAAACACCTCAAAATTTCCAGATGTAGATAAACTAGGTGTTGCTCTCATGGTAGTTGCAAGTGTTACTGGACATTGAAAATCAACAGTCGTAGCAAAAACTCCACTAGCAAAATTAGCATACGCTGTTCCACCAATAACATAACAATACCTCTGACATCTCTGCAACTGTACATCATAAGGTAAATGTTCAAAGTCACTAGCACCTTCACCGACTTCTAGTTGTAGTCCTGTGATTTGCCATGTTGCCCCTGATGTGCCTACTACTGATGTTGCTCCTGTAGATGATACTATATTGCTACTTGCCCATACCCCAGCAGTGCCACTATATGTAGCACCTACTCCAAAACCAAATGATAATCTAATTCCTATTCCATTAGTTAACCAAGTACCTGTTGTATCTCCAGCAATTGTAATTGTTTTCTTTTCCCATGTGTTAGCTGTATTAATTGTATAAGAAAATGGATAATCTCTGTTTGGAACTTCATTTCTAAAAGCACCACCAAAAGTTCCTGTTAATGATGACTTAACCCAAAATGACAAAGTTACAGTTTTGGCATTAGCAGTTCCCCAGTCTAAATGAGCAATATTGTACCCTTCTATTCTTTGTGCTATTGCAAAAATATCTCCAGAAGTAATAGAGTATGAAGACAATGATGTTACTTTTAATGAGTTAGTAAAACCTGATGGAGCATCACTCACCTGTTGTACAGAATATTTAGAAGATTGAGTAATAATATTTCTATATCTATCCAAACAGTGTTCATTATTTGCTGGTGTAATGCTACTACCAGCATTCCTTTGGTCAATCCTCATATCACCATTGATAATGAGGTTACGATACATACCACCACGAAGAGAATTGCCATTAGCATCTTGTAGACCATTTGCTGTGACTTTAGCTTTGGTGACACCATTTGCTTGTAGTTCTATTTCACCGCTTGTGTCTGGTGTAATGACTACACCATCTGTATTGTTTGCATTGATTGTTGTTGCCATTATACGACCTTCCAATTAGAACCTGATGGGACTGTGACACTCACTCCACCATTTACAGTTACTGGTCCAACAGATAAAGCATGATAGTTGTTAGGCACAGTAAAGTTAGCTGATACTGTTGTAGAGTTTACAAAGATTCCGTTACTAGCACCTACTTGTTCAGCATAAAGTGTATTGGTTGCATCTTTATGTCCTGATTTTTCAGCAGGATATGTAACGAATACATTGCTTGTGCCTGATAGCGTAATAGCACTACCTGCGTTGCTAGACTCTAGTATGGTATCACGAGATAAAGTTGTGCCTGATGCTGTATATGTACCAAGACCAACTTCCCAATCACTACCAGATGTAATTGCGTAATAACAAGTATTACCATCACCGATTGCACTAAAGTCTTGGAAACCTGTGACTGCACCTGCAAGCGTGACTGTACCTGTGCCTGTGGTCGTAGTAGTTTCCTGTACTCTATCCTTAACGACTAATGCCATTATTTATCCTTACGCTAATGTAACTGATAAGTTTCCAGTTGTAATCTTGAAGATGTCACCAGAGTCGATTGTTTTAGTAGTGTCGAGTGGTGTGTGGAATAATAAGTTACCACCAGTAGAAGCATCATGAATACCGATATGAGTTACTGATCCCCAAGAAGCAGTACAAGTTGGGAATGTCACATCAGCAGAGTTTGTAGATACACCATTAGAAGGCGCACCCATTGTCACTGCTGTTCTTGCATATGAACCACCTGATACTTCTGTACCAGAATCTGCATCTGTTGGGTCACTTGTATATAAAGACACATACACTGTTGCTGGTGATGTATATGTTGTGTTACGGAGAACAGCATTAATAATTGCGTTCTCTAAATAATTACTAAATTCTGCCATAATATTTCCTTATTTTGTTAATGATATTACCATTGGTGCTGATGGATATTCGCTATCATCATCACTTGTTCTTAGTGCTTGCAATCCTCTTTCATACAACTGCGCCCATGTTGCTAACCTCTCATCATTCATTAGATAAGGTTCTGCTTCTGCTAATGCACCATATAAAAGTAAATCTGGGCAATTTGCTAAGAATAAGTTAGATGTATTACTATCTGATAAAAGATCAGGTTTATAGTAATACACCATGCGAATGGTATAAACTGCATCAGGAATTGGAGCAAACTGAAACTCACTACCTAACAATGTGTAATGAACTGGTTTGCCAGAATCTGTTACTCTTGCATTTTTAAAGAAGTTTGATGTTGTTTGAAATGTTAATGTAGATACAGGTGTTGTATCTAAATGCATTTCTTTCATTGCAAGAAAGTCTGCTGGCAATGACACTGTAGAATCACTTGCTGTTGTTGATGCAGTAGCAACTTTTAACATTTGTCTGATACGTAATTCTCTACGTAATCTTTCTTCTGCAAGACGAATGAAGTCAGGTATCTGCGCATCTAAGTCTGTTCGAGCAAGATATTCAGCAATTTTTGTTTTTAATGCTGAGTAATTAGTGAATGCCATTATACTCTACCTTGTTTTGTTCTAAAGAACCTGTTGTCTGGGTTGTTTAACCATGCTCTGAATTTTTTTTGATCTATTACTGCAAATCCACGCATGATGCCTGCTTTGTTTAAATCATCTATTACTGTTAAAGGGATTGATGCAATCTTATTATCAAATATATCTCCACCCCAAGTAGTTGATGATTGGTTATATTCTTTTTTATTTTGTTCAACGATGTCTGTTACATCTTGAGTTGTTGCAATCACAATGTCTCCATTATCTGCATTGTGTGCTGTTTGTGTTCTTATATTATCTTTTGAAATAATTTTTGCCATGAAAATCCTAAAAGGGTAATCCCCTCCGAAGAGGGGAGTTATCCATATTACTCAGCGATGTCAGCAATAATGCCGTGTGCTGATTCGTTTTTAACTTCTAGTGTGTATTCAACTAAAAGTTGTGTTTTCTCACTGTCACCAGTTTTCGCTAATTCGTTTGTAGCGAAAGGACGTAAGTATGCAACTG